GCCACGCATTTGACGCTTTCGGCTACCTATGTCTACAACAATTTAACCTTGCAAAACCAGAGACATTAGGCCAAACTTCGTTTAGAATATATTAAGAGTTACTTTTAATTATGCCTGGACACTACAGTTCAATGAAACCCAAAGGTAAAAAGAAGAAAAAGAAAGGAACTAAGAAGAGGTGTAGTTGTGCGTAAGAAAAAAGGGCTTTATGCAAATATTCACGCAAAAAAGAAGCGTATTAAAGCTGGTAGTGGTGAAAAGATGAGAAAAGTAGGCAGTAAAGGGGCTCCAACCGCTGCTGCTTTCAAGCAAGCTGCTAAAACTGCCAAGAAAAAGAAGAAATAGCTGTAAAAAACCCAGTTTCACGGTAATATAATCATATATATATACTTTTTTCTTTGGATCATGGCATTTTTTAAAGGAGAAGAAGGTTCTGTTTCTTTTAAAAACAGTTCTGGAACTCTTGAGACAGTAGTTTCTACAACAGCTTGGAGCTTTTCTACGACTAGAGATGTACTTGAATGTACTGCTCATGGAGCAACTCAAAGACGCTATGCACCAGGATTAGTTACTGCAACAGGCACTATAGAATTTTTATATTCAGCACAATCAGGAAACGAAACTGCCAATCTATTACAAGAAGTTGTAGCTGGTGACGGTGAAGATGCAGAATTTGAACTATTTTTAAGCACAACAGGTACTAAAAAAATTAGTTTTAATGGAATTATTACTAGTATGGATACTGGTACATCATTAGGAGAGTTAACAAGTGTTAGTTGTGGATTTCAAGCCTCTATGAGCGATCCATCTACTGCTGCTACAGGAATCGTAATCTCTGCATAGTGAGTAAAAAAGATCCTAGACTAAAGAGATTTAATCTTGCAGGTTTTAATAAGCCTAAGAGAACTCCTAATCACTCCACAAAATCTCATGTGGTTTTAGCTAAAGAAGGCGATAAAATAAAGTTAATACGCTACGGACAACAAGGCGTATCTGGTGCGGGGAAAAATCCTCAAACTGAAAAGGATAAAGCAAGACGTAAATCTTTTAAAGCTCGTCATGCTAAAAACATAGCTAAAGGCAAAATGTCCGCAGCTTTTTGGGCTAACAAATCTAAGTGGTAAAAAATGACCTACGCAATCCCAGGCCCAATACGAACATCAATTACTTCTTCTAGTTATATAGGAGGAACTAATAGTCCTTTTACTCGTACAAGAGGAGTATTGGATATGATGCAGGGTTGGGAAATAATGAAAGCTGTTAGTGAGGGCACAAAATATTTGCGTGATAATTCTGAAATATTTTTACCATTAGAGCCTAGAGAAGATGCTCAAGCATACCAATCTCGTGTAGATAGAGCAGTATTTAGTCCATTTACCCAAAGATTAATAAGAGCAGCAGCAGGTTTAGTTCTTCGTAAACCAATAACTTTAATAGGTGATCCGTATTGGACAGAAATGTTTAAAATGGATGTTGATGGTTGTAAATCAGATTTAGATGAATATGCACGAAGATTATTAATGTGTTCTCTTACTTACGGTCAGAGTCATATACTTGTAGATTATCCTGCACTTTCTGGTGCTATTAGTTTGGCAGAAGAAAGACAACAAAATCGTAGACCATATTGGATTGAAGTAGATCCTAATAATATTTATGGTTGGAGACTAGATCGAGAATCTAATTATGGAAAATTAATGCAGGTAAGAATTGCAGAAAAAGCTGTATTACCTGAAGGTGATTTTGGTGAAAAAATTTATGACCAAATAAGAGTTATAGAACCTGGAAGATATCGTGTTTTTCGTAAAAAAGAAACTGTTGATGAATTATATGCAGAGGATAATGGAATATACCCAACAGATATGTCATCTCCAGCCGTAGAAAAAGATTTTAAGCAAGTAGAATCGGGTAATTTTTCTCTAGGTGAAATACCTTTAGTCACTATATATTCTGGAAAAGTGGACAATATGACAAGCAAACCACCTTTATTGGATATTGCGTACTTAAATCTTGCACATTTTCAAAGACAAGCTGATTTAATACATAGTTTACACGTTGCATCTCAACCAATGCTGGTAATGGAAGGATATGATGATCAGACCAAAGATTTAGCTATATCTGTTAATTATGCAATGGCAACTCAGCCTGGTAACAAAGTTTACTATGTAGAACCAGCTTCCAGTGCATTTGAAGCACAATCAGCAGAAATAAAGGAATTACAAATGCAAATGGCTACTCTTGGTATTAGTACGTTAAGTCAACAAAAGTTTGTAGCTGAAAGTGCTGACGCTCGAAGGTTAGATCGAGTTGATACAAATTCTATGCTTGCTATGGTGTCAATGGAGTTGGAGCAAAAACTACAAAAAGCATTTAACTTATCTGCTCAATATGTAGGAATCGAACCACCTGAAGTCAAAATTAGCAGAGATTTTGATATCGAAAGATTGATTGGGCAGGATATTACAGCTTTAACATCATTATTTGATCAACAAGTAATAGATAGAGAAGAATTTAGAGATATTTTAGTTCAAGGAGAGGTTTTACCTAACTCTAACGAAGACAAATCCAAATAATCTGCTATAATATTATACAAGTACATTTATTGTAAAAATGGCAACTCCTCAAATGCGTTACGAAGACATTAATCCTCCAGAAAAAAAAGTAAAGCCAAAAAAAGTAGCAAAAAAGGCAATAACAAAAACTACTAAAAAAACTGAAAAATAAATGGCAGAAGAAATAGTAAACACTTCACAGGAAGTAACTACTCCTCCTGTAAATGAGTCTAATTCTACAAATGATGTATCACTTCAGCTAAAAGAAGCTAATGAACGGGCAGCTAAAGCTGAATTAATAGCAGAACAAGAATCAAAACGTGCTAAGGAATTAGAAAAACAATTTAAAAATGCCAAGTCTAAAATTGGTCAATATTATGATGATAGAAACCAAGCCTTAGAGGATCAGGGAGCTTTTAAACCTTTATGGGAAGAAGCTAATAAAACTAACCAAGAAATGCAAAAGGAAAATGCTTCTTTAAAGCAACAACTGGATGACTTAAAAAATTCTTACGAAATTTCTACTACCAAACAGTCAGCTTTAGCTGAAATCAGTAAACAGGGAGCTATAGATTCACAGCAAGTACTGACTTTAATAGAAAGTAAAATACAGAGAAATGCTAAAGGTGACGTAGTAGTACTTGATGGAGGTGTAGAACAGGATTTAAGTAGATATATTACAAGTCTAAAAAGTCCAGGCAGTAATTTTGACCATCATTTTAGAGCAAATAATACAGCTGGAATGGGAGCCAAGCCTAGTCCTGTTGCAAATACAGGTGGAAATGTAAATAATCCTTATAAAACTAAAAATATCACAGAACAGCTTATAATGGAGAAAGAAGATCCTAACCTTGCAGCCGTGCTGAAAGCGGAAGCTTCGTAACATCAAGAACCACGATAGTTTCAAATTAAGTCCGTGACTTAATGAAATTGTTATCAAGTCCGTGACTTGAAGTATGTTACCCAAGTCCGTGGCTTGGAAATTAAGTCATATTTTATTTTTTACAAATGGCAGCACCGTTTAAGAACTATTCGGGTGGTGTTCTCTTAGCGGACATCATCAAAACGAATAATTTTTCTCAATATGTCTCACAGGCAATTAAAGAGCAAAGTAAATTCCTATCTAGTGGAGTTGTAGTAAGGAACTCATTACTAGATTCCACTTCTGGTGGTACTCGTATTCAAGTACCTCAATTCAATCCTATTGCACCAACTGAAGAAATTTTAGATGGTACGGCTACATGGGGTACATCTGGAGCAGGTTACTTAACACCACAAAAAATTTCAACAGGCACACAGGTTGCAACCATCACACATAGAGGTTTCTCTTATGCAGTTGATGATTTAGCAGTATTAGCTGCTGGTGACGATCCAATGACTCACATTAGGAATCAACTCGCTACAGCTATCAACAAATTAACTAACGCTAAGTTGTTTTCACAGCTTGCAGGTTTATTTGGTACAGCTTTATCTGCAAACGCACTTGATGTAGCTTTAGGAGCAGCAGGTCCAAACGCAGCAGAAGCTAATTTTTTAACAGCTTCTACTATTGCTAAAGCAAGAAACCTTTTGGGAACAAGAGGTGAAGAGCTTAATGTCCTTGTTGTACATCCATCTGTTTATTACTACTTACTACAAGTAGGTATGCTTACATTCTCAACATCTGCTTTATCAACTGGTGGTGCAGTAACTTGGGGTGGTGGTGGAGTTGGTGTAACTGACAGCACTGTTGGAAGTTTTGCTGGCTGTACAGTCGTAGTTGACGAAGCTGTAAACACAGTAGCTCCAGGTACATCAGGTCATCAAACTGAGTTCTTCTGTTATTTAACATCTCAAGGAGCAATCCAAGAGGGTATTCAGAAAGATCAGTTAATTGAAGCTGAAAGAAACATTCTTTCCAAGCAAACTGTTATGTCACTTGATTATCACAACACATATCATGTTATGGGAACTAAGTGGAATGACGCTGCTGATAACCCAAGCAACACACTTTTAGCAACAGCTAACAAGTGGGCAGCTACATATGATGTTGACCTAATTCCTTTAGTTCAAATCACTGTAAACTCTCCTATGAATACAACAAACATTTCATAGTTGATATTTCAACTTATTAATATTATTATTAAGTTGCAAAGCAGTAAAAAGCCTCATCAATTATTGGTGGGGTTTTTTCTTTACGCTACAATAAAACTAAATTACCTTTTGGATCGTGGCAGCTACTATAACAGCAACATTATCAAGTGCTACTGCAAATAGCTATGTCACATTGGCAGAAGCTAATACTTATTTTGAAACAGTACCAGACTCAAGCACTTGGACTAATAAAACTGATGATCAAAAGAATAGAGCATTGATTGCAGCTACAAGATGGATTGACAGTTTAGTTTTTTATGGAGACAGATGTGATAATGGTCAGGCACTAAAATTTCCAAGAAATAACTATGAAGTAGATGATGTTGAATTAAATTGTAGTCTTATTCCAAATAATATTAAGTATGCACAGTATGAATTAGCAAGAGCTTTGGCAAATGATACAGAGGCCATGACGGGAAATACAGGAACAGCAGGAAATTTTGAAGAAGTTAAATTAGGAGATATACAGGTTAAATACAATACTGATAGTCAAGGTACTGGTTCTGTAAATAATATTATGGATGTTTACCCGTGGTTACAAAGTTATCTCGGAGCATATATGCTAGGTGGAGCTGGTAGTTTTCAGATGAGGGTAGTTAGAGGATAATGGCAGGGCAATTAGACTCATTATTAAAAAGCGTAGCTAAGCAGGTAGTAGCCGATTTAGGTAGTTCTTTAGATGCAACGATTAACTATGTAAAAAAAGGTAGATCAAGTTATAACATTGATACCTCTGAGCAAATTACTATTGATACTACTTATTTAAATTTAAAAGTACCTATTGAGTTTATTAAATCTGAAGATGACGAAGGGAAAGAGATTAGACAGGCAAAGCTATATATCACTCCCGATTTAATTGGTAATAATCAAGTTGATTTTGATGATGAGATACAACTTACATATGGGGGAGAAACAAGAACAGCACAAATTTATGATATAGATACGAGAAGAGGTGGACAGGTTTATTTGTTTACAGTATTGGTGCGATTCTGATGGCTAAAGATTTTTTAAAAAGTGATCCGATGAAAGATTTAGAGAGTCAATTAAATGCTGATTTTAATAAACTTGTACGAAAAGTACATCGAAGTTTATCTACAAAGAAGAGAAGTCCTGTTTATACTGGATTTTTTGCATCTAGTTGGAAAGCACAAACTATGGGCGTAAAAGCGAAGGATGATGTATATAAATTTCAACCCTGGGCTAATTTAGCAAGAGAAGGTAAAAAGAAAAAACCTAAACCTAAAATTCAACCAAGATTTAAAGTTGATAAGACATTTAATTATAAACGACCAGTTTTTATTGGAAATAGAGTTAAATATGCAGCCTACGCTTTGGAAGGTGGTAAAGTTCAATATTTTATACAGGGAGAGCTTGGAAAACTTATAAAAGAAACAATGAAAGAAGGTAAACTATTTATAGCATCAAGACAAACAAGAGGTTTATCTGATGAGGGGACAGGTGGACAGGCTTACACTGAGTTTTAATTATGACTTTAGTAAAAACAAGAGCAGCATTTGAAAAAGCAGTTACAGATGCAGTGATAGACGCAGATCCTACCGTTGCAATGGTTTATGACAACGTTACTTTTACAACTTCGGGTAAGACTAAAAAATATGTAATGATGATGGTGAATTACACTCAATCAACACTACAAAATCAAGGTGCTTCTTCTGATTACTATTCAGGTGTAATTCAATGCAATATTTATGTTCCAAAGAGTAAAGGCACTAAAGATTTGTCTGCTATAGCTGAAAGTGTAATTAATGGACTAACTTCGGTAAATGCTTCTACTTATGTTGATAGTTTTAGTGTAAAGCCAAGAGTACAGGACATAAATGGCCCTACAATGCTTGAAATTGAAGATAGAAGTCATTTTGTTGGTGTAATATCTTGCCAATTCTCAGCTAATGCCTAGTATAATAAAGTAGCAGTACTTATTTTATGACTAGAGCAATCGAACTTTTAAAGAATAGTTTTGGTGTAAGCCAGCTATATCAACATGATGTAATTAAAGACGGCAATATTATTTTCAGTGTCTATTGGCATCCACTTACTATTTCTGAAAGAGAATCAATAAGTAAAAAATCAAATACTGATGACACTAATGATTTTGCTTTGATGTTAATGATTGAAAAAGCATTAGATAAAGATGGTAACAAACTTTTTCAAGATGGTGATAAAGCATCTCTTAGAAGAGAAGTTGAAGCAAATATTCTACAGGAGATACAATTAGCCATGATAAACGCTGGTGCTGATAAGGAGGTTAAAGAGGCTAAAGCCGATTTAAAAAGCTAATAAAGAATGGAAATTTATTTTTTCATTAGCAAAAGAATTAAAAAAAACTGTAGCTGAATTATGTGAAACTTTAACGGTTGAAGAGATGATAGGTTGGGCTGCTTATGCAGAGATTGAATACGAAGAATATGAGAAACAAAAAGAACAAGCACAAAGAAATAGTGCTTTAAAAGGTAAAAGAAGGTAATATAGAGAAAATGTTTTTAATTTTTATTAAACAGTGGCTAATTATGATGTCTCAATAAAAATAGCCATTGCAGGTGCAAAACAATTAGATAAAGTCAACAAACAAACCGATAAGTTAAAAGCATCAATAAATGCAGTAAATAAAACAGCAGAATTAAGTGGCAAAAAACCTGTAAGAAATTTTAAAAATTTATCAAAGGCAGTTACAGACGCTAGAGATGCTTTAGATGAAGCAGCCATTGGAACGAAAGAATTTAATAAGGCTATAAAAAATGTTGTGAAAGTTGAGGATAAATTTAATAGACAACAAAAAATAAAAGAAAGAGCATTAAAAGTAGAAGAATTAAGGTTAAAAGAAGGTATAACTTTAAAAGAAGCAAAGATTAGAGTAACACAAGAAGAAATAGAACTTGAAAATAAATTAGCTATTGCAAAAGAAAAAAGTGCTACAGCAGAAAAACGAAGAGCTATAACACGGGGAATTACATCAGGCATTGGTAGTGGAATTATTGGTGGTGGCTTTCCCTTGCTATTTGGACAAGGACCGACAGCAGCACTTGGCGGTGCATTAGGTGGTTTAGCTGGAGGAGCAATGTCAGCAATACCAGGAATGGGACAGTTTGGTTTTGCTTTATCTATTGCAGGTACTACTATTGGTAGTTCTTTAGAACAATTAACAAAGGCATTAACTAAACCTACAGAAAATATCGAAACTCTTGTTAATAGGTTGGGATTAGTGGGAACTGAAACAGGAGATTTGGCACTTGAGTTAAAAAGACTTGGTTTAGAATCATCTGCTGCTGAATTATTGTTAAAAGAATTTGAAAGAGAATTTGGGTTAACTGCGGATCAAATAGAAGAAAATGCAGAAAAAATGAGTGATTTTAATAACGAAATCAACAAGTTAGGAACGTCTTTGACTTTATTGTTATCAGATGTCCTTGGCCCGTTAATTAAACAATTAAATGATTTTATTAAAGGACAAAAGCCAGAAGGCACAGTAAGAAACATTACAGGAGCGTTAGATTTTTTTACTGTTAATACTTTTGACCTTGATAAAAGAGGTGGTATTTTAGATGAATTACCTCCTCTTCCTGGTGACACAAAAGGACTTCAACGTACACGAGCATTAAGTAATATTCCTACTGTTGAAGGTAATGCAGTTATTGGAGGAGTAAAATTAAATCCTAATTTCGATCAACAATCATTTAATCCTAATCAAGATGCGATTGACTTAAAGAATAGAGCTATTGCAATTAAAGAAATAGAACCATTAAAACAAGCGTTAAAAATTGAACAGGCAAGATTAAAAGTAAGTGATGAACAATTAGATTTGATGCAACAAGAATTTGCTTTATCTAATTTAGAAAATGAATTAAAACTTGAAGAATCTCTACGTACCGATGAAGTTAATGACAAATTAGAATTAAAAATAAAAAAATTAAAACTAGCAAGAGACACTCAAGCACAAGTGGTTGAAAATACAAAGGCTTTAATAGACCCCTTTAAACAGCTATCCGACATAATTCAGATAGAAATGGGTAATGGTATAAAAGACCTTATAAAAGGAACAGAAACATTAAATGATGTAATGAGAAATATGTTAAATAAAATGGCTGATGCGTTTTTAAATTTAGGTATTTTTGGAAATATAGGAGGTGGATCTATAACAGGTGGTTTACTCGGAGCAATATTTAAAGCAGATGGTGGTCCTGTTAAAGCTGGTGGAAGTTATATTGTTGGAGAACGTGGCCCTGAATTATTTACACCTAGAGCTTCTGGAATGATTACACCAAATCATGCCCTTGGTGGTTCTACAAATGTGGTCGTAAACGTAGATGCTTCTGGCTCTTCTGTTGAAGGAGATGAAGATAGAGGCAGAGAACTAGGTCGCATGATTTCAGTTGCGGTACAATCTGAAATATTACAACAGAAAAGACCAGGAGGATTACTTGCATAATGGCTACCTTTC